GGACTTAATACTATCTCCCACTGAGCAGGTGCTTAAAAACGTTCTGGCGATGGAACGCAACATGCGTAAGAACGAGACAATGAAAGCATTGTCTAAGTCGCTCAAGAAGCGTGGCTCTGCGACGGAAGAGGTCAAGGACTCTAATCTAAAGCTGGAAGAGCTTCAGAAGTTAATGGGTGATGACTTCGAGGTAACAAAAGAGATGGTTGAGGGGATAAACATATTCCGCACATCGTCGGAGATTGGAGACCTTCAAAAGGGTTGGATCTATCACTTTGAGAATGGTAAGCGGTATCGCACTGCTGTACCTGTTGAGCTCCACAAAGTTGTTCGCAACATGTCTACTCCTGAGTGGGGAGCTATTGATCGTGGCATCAACGCCTGGCGTAACTTCTACTCCAAAATGGTTGTCTCGCATCCAGCAACAATACTCAAGATCGGGGCATTGGACCCCATTGCTGCTATCTTGCAGACTAAGCACGGTAAGTTTCAGTTTCTAAAGCAGCTGCTTCAAAGCGGTTACGCTGATTCGTTCATCGGATCTGACAAGTCGCTAGTCGATAACTATATCAAGTACGGAGCTGCTAGGCATTCTCTCTATGGCATCAATCGTGGTAAGGGGATATCTGGACTAGCCGACACAGTCTTTTCTGCTGCTGAGTCAAAGAGCTCTGGAGTTAAGACGCTGATTACAGCTCCAATACAGGCTACTCGAGCTATCATGGCATCGTTAGATAAGTTCTCGTCAAAGCTGGCTGACGCTCCTAGATTGGCTGAATACAAGCTATCTCTCGAGCAAAACAAGGCGCTTGGTCTTGGAGAGGTGGAGTCTAACTATCGCGCTGCACACGATGCATGGGAAGTAACTGTTCCCTATGGTCGCGAGGGCGGATGGTACGGCATACAGCTGCTCAATCGGATCTCTCCCTTCTCTCGAACGATATTGGCTTCCAACCAATCGTTTCTAAGGGCTATTGATCCCAGCACAGAGTCGGGGCGTGCAACGATTGCAACGGCGATGGCTGCTCTAACAGCTCCCACGCTGTATTTTTACTTGATGAACCGCAATCACCCAGCGTTCATCGCTGAAGATCAATATACCAAAGAAAACAACATACTCATCTATCCATCTTTGATGTGGGGTGATTACGATCCCAACGAGAAGGCTATTAAGATACCCCACGTTTGGCAGTTTGGCTGGTTGTTTCAAAAGCTTCCAGAGTCTGTTCTGGAGTATGCGTTAACATCGGATCCAGACGCTGTTAGATCGATCATCAAGAACTTTGAGTTTAACTTCTCTCCAGTAACTTGGGCTTCACTATCTGAGGGTATAATCGACTACCAGAAGGCTGGTTATCTAAGACCTGAGGCTTGGGGTAGATCTCGATTCGGTGGCAATCGCAATCTAAGAACTAAGTCCCCCGAAGCTCAGGTTACACCCAATACGACACTCACTTCTAGGTGGTTATCGGATGTAACAGGTGGATTCTTAGCCCCAACAACGATTGATCAATCGGTTAACTTGATTGGAGCTAGCATGGGCGATCTAGCCATGCGACTAGCTGACGATGTGCTTGTTAGCTCTGGAGTCGTAGAAGATCGACGCAAAGATGATAGCATTATCATGCAGCATTTATTCAGGTCTTTCATTGCTAAAGGGCCCAAAAAGTATTCTTCACACTTATCTAAATTTTATGATATGGCGGATTTACAGCAGACTAAGCACGACTCGTATCGAAAGATACTCCGAGACTACGGTGAGGCTGAAGCTCGCAAGTTCCAAAAGCGTAATAAATACGTCCCAAACTCTCTGGTACAATCGATGTACAAAGGGCTGTCTTACTACGCTAACCGCATTGCTAGAGTGGAGTTTAGAGTGTCTCACTCAGACGCCGAAAGAGCGTCAAAGAATGCAGAGTTAATGAAGCTCTATATCGAGATGGGTGAGAGAGCAGAGATGTACAACAAACAACTGCAAAAACGGATTGATGAACTAGATGTCTGACCCACTCGCTTATTGGAGACAGTCTTTTGTTGCAACGCAACCCGTTCAGCAGGTCATTCGATCTACGGATCCCACCGTCTACGATGTGCAATTCAGCTTAAACCAAGAGTGGCTCAACGAGGACTCTGGAGCGTGCTGGAAGTTTACGGGACGTATTGGGAATCTAGCTCGCTGGGAGCAGGTGGATAACGCGATAACAGATCTGCTCAATGGTCAGTTGTTAATTGGATCCACTGGACTACCACCGGTTGGAGCTAACATAACGGCTGGCGGTGGCATATCCGTCACTAACGGCGCTGGATCAATCACGATATCAGCCAACGATCAAATAGAAGACATCTCATCCTCGCAATCTCTTGAGCCCAATAAAGTTTATTTCGTCGAGTCGATGGCCTCAGTGGATCTTACACTGCCGGTCACGATTGCTAAGGGAGCAACGATAGAGATTCTATCCCGTGGAACAATCTTCACGATCAAACAAAACGCGGGTCAGCGGATCTTCTTTGTTGGTCAAAATACAACTACTGGCGTTCTTGGGTCTGTTGTATCAGAGACTGCTAACGAGTGCCTAACCGTGCGCTGCGTGGTTGCTAACACAGATTTTATTATTCACCCATCAACGGGTAACTTTGGTTTAAATTGAGGGACCTCTATGAATCCACTAGCCTACCTTGGCTCAATGTTTACTGCTGGGTCTCCAGTTGAGATCATCATCAAGACACGCGACCCATCCACTTCAGATCGAGCTTATCCGCGCGGTCAAGTGTGGCTCAACAGTGCCACGTATAACTCGTTTATATTTCAGGGTATAAACGCTTCTGGAGCTGTCTGGGAGGTTGTTGAGAATCCAAAGGGTAACTTCTCGGCTGTTGTTGGTCCCTCTGGTACTGACGATATTAACGCTGGTTATACCGGTGGGTCTCCTTGGTTAAATACGGCTCTTAATCAATATTATATCTGTGCAAATCCAGCCATTGGTGCAGCCGTTTGGATCAACCTGACTGCTGGCGGTGGCGGTGGTTTACCCACAATTGGATCGTCTACCGATAACGCACTGACTCGATGGGATGGAGCTGGTGGTACGGCTGTACAAAACTCTAACGCTACACTTAGCGATGCAGGGTTGTTGTCATTGGCTGTGCCTTTGCCCGTCACGTCCGGTGGTGCTGGAGCCGCTTCTTTTACATCTGGCGGTATCATCCTCGGTAATGGCGCCTCTGCTTTACAAGTCACAGCTCAGCCTACCAACGGTCAGTTGCTGATCGGATCTACTGGTAACCCTCCCGTGCTTGCATCTCTGACTGCTGGAGCTAACATTGCGATTACACCATCGGCTGGTGGTATCACGATTGCAGCTACTGGTATCGGAGTGGGCGACGTTGTTGGACCCGCATCATCTGTTGCGTCACATGTAGCTCTATTTGATGGGATTACTGGCAAGCTGCTTAAGGACTCATCAAGCGTCACAATCGATGCGTCATCCAACGTTACAGGCGTTAATAACCTGACTGTTGGCGGTGCATTTGTTCTTTCGGCTGACCAAGTTCAGGTGTCTGAGGGTGGTACTGGAGCTACTTCATTAACCTCCAATGGTATCCTTCTCGGTAATGGCACATCGGCCGTAACAGCTTCGGCTGCTCTATCCAACGGCCAGTTGCTGATCGGATCGTTTGGTCTACCCCCTGTGGCTGCAACGCTTACAGCTGGGTCTAACATCTCGATTACCAACGGCGCTGGATCAATCACCATTGCATCTACTGCCTCGGGTGGTTTGACTTACAACGCTGTGGCTGGCACATCTCAGGCTATGGTTGCTAACAACGCGTATCAAAACGATAACGCTGGACTAACGACATTTACACTACCCGTAACTGCCGCTAAGGGATCACGTCTTGAGATCATCGGCTTTGGATCTGGTGGATGGGCCTTGGCTCAAGCTGCTGGTCAACAGTGTATCGTGGGCACTCTATCTACGACTGTTGGTGTGGGTGGTAGTATTGCTTCGACGGATCGCTATGACAACATCGAATTGGTTTGCGTCGTGGCTGATACCATCTGGAAAGAAGTTGATATGCAGGGCAACATCAACGTTGTTTAAACAATAAGAGGACAACATGGCAAAGAATTCAGCAATTAACTTAGACGTATCCCCATTAGCAGACGGCTTTAGCTTAGCTGGGGGAACAGTATCGCGTGAGGCTCGCTTTGACGGTGCTAATACGCGATTCATTGGACAAACAACCGCGGCTCTAACACTACCTAACGCTGCAACAACCAATCTGGTTGGTGAGAACTACGTAACTGCTAAGGGAGACATCCTAGCTGCTACCGCTTCTAACGCGTTATCACGTGTTGCTGTGGGTACAAACGGACAGATCTTAACAGCTGACTCTGGCGCTGCTAACGGTGTTAGCTGGGCTACACCCGCTAGCATGGGTTGGTCGTGGCTTGAAGTTACAGGGACTTCTGCAACATTAGTAGCTCACCAAGCGGTGATTGCTAACAACGCTGCTCTTGTAACCTTAACACTACCAGCTGTAGCTGCTCTTGGAGATGAGTTCTGGGTTGTTGGTAAGGGTGCAGGACTTTACAGGGTTCAAACCGCCTCGGGAGATGTCATTAACCTAGGTGCGCTATCGACTGCCGCATCGGGTTACGTTGAGGCTACTCAGCGTTATGATGCGATCCGCTTGGTTTGCACTGTTGCAAACTCAGAATTCACTGTATCAGTGGCGCCTCAAGGTAACTTTACCGTCGCATAATTCATATTGGGGGGCTAGTCCCCCCTAACTCGGGGTAACATGATCACTATCAACTCTTCAAATATGGGTTCCCTAGCCACAAACGCAGAGGCGATTGCTGGTAGTGATCCACGATTGGTTATGTCTCCAGCTTCGTTACAGGCAGTAATGGATGTCTCAAGAGACTCGTTTTCACACTACGAGAATCTGGGGATCAAATATGTCGCTGGAACATTCTCTGTTTGTGCTGCAAATGGATCCGATCTATCAGCTACTAACTATGCTAAACTTACACTACCCAGCAATGTTCAATCTGGAACCATCGTTAGACATACGCTAATTGCTAACCAATCGTTCGTTGATGCAACTGGGATCTCCACGATTATCGGCAACGTCATGGGTACAACTGTAGCTAAAGCTTGGCCTGAACAGATGCCTATGTTTATCTACTGTGCTCCAAAGTCGGATGATACGACACCAGTCTTCTTCATCTCTCGCATACCGCATATGAGCTACTTACCACCCACCGCTAAAATTGGTTACTCTGGGAATCCTGTAGCTAGCACTGCTGGCTCGGTATTTGCACTACAAGTTATCGATGGTAACGATTATCAGGGGTGTCCTGTTGTTTGCTTGGGATCATTCCGTATGGCCTCCAAATCCGCATTAGATGACTGGACAGTAGCTGCATTAGATCGCACTGATGGTTTGGGTCTCTATCGGGATAATCAGGGCTTTAACATGCCTTATAATCAGTTTGGAGCGACGTCTCTAATCATCGAGGGAGCTGGCACATCTCCAACGTTTGGCATCCAAGAATCTCTCGGTTACAACGTCCAGCGTAGTGGCATGTGTGGCATACAGTTAATCTTGGTTAACTTCGGCGGTGGTACTCCTGCTTCTGGAGCTAACGATATCGAGGTGGTATGTCCTCTTCCTGCATCAACACAGTTTCCAGCTGCTGCTGTTTTCTGGGCTAATGGAGCCGACTTCTTGACAGCTGACAAGAGCATGGAGTTGGCGCAGGCTATTGGATCTCCACTTCCTGGAGTCATTAAGTTTTCTCCAGGAACAGCTGGAGCTTTCTTCTTAACGCTAAACGACTTAAGCGGAGATGTTAGGTTACTATCTGGAACATTCTCTTACCCGATTGGTACTGACTGATGACAACTAACAACTCTTGGAATCAGGGTACGCAGGCTACTAATGCGGAAGCTATCGCTGGGACGGATACCCGAGCAGTAATCTCTCCATCGACATTGCAGAGCGTTGTTAACATTGCTCGTAACCAAATTCCTTGGTTTGAGAACTTGGGGCTACAGTATGCATCTTCTACCTTCTCCGTCTTGGCATCTGATGGGACAAACTTATCTAATACCAACTATGCTAAGGTCACACTTCCTTCCAATGTTAACCGAGGGCGTTTGGTTAAATATACGCTCATTGGCAATCAATCTTTCGTTGATGCTACCGGAGTTAGCACTATCACAGGCAACACCTTTGGCACTAATGTTGGTGTGGCTTGGAATCAACCCATGCCATTCTTCATCTACTGCGCTGCTTCCTCCACCGATACTGGCCCGACGTTCTTTATATCAAGAGTACCGCATCGACAAACGGTTCCTCCCGCTGCATCCATCGGGCAAAGTGGATCTGCCATAGCCGACATCGAGAATGCCTTCTTCGCACTCGATGCTGTGACTGCTGCTAACTATGCTGGCTCATCTTGCGTATGCTTGGGATCGTTCCAGATGGCTTCTAAGTCTGCTGGAGATGATTGGACTGTTCAGGCTTTGGATGCCACGGACAACCTTGGGTTCTTTAAAGATCAGTCATTCTTTAACTACCCAACTGGCCAGCGTGGAGCCACAAACTACATGCAACCCAATGGCGGTACCGCTCCTTCGTTTACGGGGACCCAAACGTATATCTATTGCGTGAGGAGAGATGGACTTAGCCAGATTAGAGTTACTCAATCTAATGCAGCCGGTGGCACAGCGGGAGCTGGAGGCGGTGCAGCACGGCTTAATCTGCCGTTCGGTGCATTCGATACGACGTACCAAGATACTGGATATTATGTTAACGGTGCGACGTCTCGTTCAGTCATTTGGAGCACGTCTCCTAGTGGTTATGCTGAGCAATTGCGTGATGACTCAGGGGCTTTATTGAGCAACGGCAACTATAACAACGCCTCTCGTCAATTATCTGGTAAACTGGAATATCGCATATCAGATACAACATGACTCCAGTTGCTCCGATACCCATTAGACCCGAGCCTGTGATAACGATCGAAGTCCCCGAGAGACCCAAGAACCCTTCACCCGAGTCACCTGAAAATGCCCACAAATAACTCAATCAATACTCAGGGGTTGGCCACATCGGGAGAGGTGATTGCTGGAGTCATTACCAATAAACTGGTTACTCCGTTCACTCTCGATGCTCTGCTTGATACCTTCTCAGTTGTCTCCGATCTCTCTAACAACCTCGGGCTTTATTACTCTGCTGGCTCTCTGCAAATCAAAAGCTCTGTTGGAGCCGACCTCTCTTCAGCAGCACCTGGCAGACTTAAACTAACTTCGAAAGCTGCGCCATCTCAGTATATCACCTACGTGATCACCTCTAACCAGACGATCACAACGTCAGATTTAACTAACAACTCCTTTGGAACAACCACTTCAATTGCTTGGAATGAGGACAAACCATTCTACGTCTATGCCGTTCCAAACGATGCTGAGAATGCGATATCATTTATGATATCAGCAGTTCCTCAAAGAACAACCTCGCCAGCAGCTGCTAACATCGGTAAGACTGGTTCCGCGGTTGCGAATACTCAGGGCTCGTTCTTCGCTTTTGACAACCCAACGGTTACGGATTACGAGAGCAATGGAGCGTTCTTGATGGGATCGTTCCGCATGCGTAAAGATGCGTCGAATGTGTGGACTGTACAGGCTTTAGACAACCAAGATGGACTCTTTGTATACCAACAAAACAGACTGTTTAACTATCCCTCTGGCCAGCAGACGGCTGCATCAACTGAGTGGTTCCGTCCTAATGCCGGTACTCCAGCGGTGTTTACCACAAACACCTATCAGTACACGCTCTCATTGGCGGGTCTATGCCAAGCGATCATTAAGTTCGACGGAGACGGCGGAACAGATGGCTCCGGATCAGTTAACGTTCAACTTACCGCGCCCTACACGGCGTCAACAGCTGCTTCACAATTCAATGCTGAGATCTCATTTGGCGGAACCACAACAAACTCTGTACTGGACTTCTCAGCTAACGCTTTTGCTGAAGTGTTTCGAAGCGATACAGGAGCTAAGCTCACCTATGCCGCTTGGGTCGCTGGCGCTAGAGGACTCTCTGGGATCGTAAACTATCTAACCTCGAGTTCGTAATGGCCACCAATAACTCCATTAATACCGGTCCATTAGCCTTAGATGTTGAGATGATTGCTGGGGTAGATCAACGCAAATTGGCGGCTCCAAGCTCTTTAAAAGCCCTCACAGATGCACGCGTGTTAACTGGTGTTGTACAAAACCTTGGACTGACCATTAGCGGTGGCACACTGACTTTGACGGCTGCGGATGGATCCGCTTTGAGCGGTGGTAATCCTGGCAAGGTGTTTATTGGATCTAATGTTAACTTTGGTCAAATGATTCAATACACATTAACGGCCCCACAGACTATTACAGAGGCTGCGCTTGCTGGAGGGAATTTATTTAATACGGTTACCGGAAGAGCTTGGGCTGATCAGATGCCCTTCTTTGTTTATCTTGTGGCTAGCAATACCGACACGAATCCAGTAATGATGATCTGCCGTCAGTCGCATCACTACATCGCATCTGCAACCATTGGCGTTTCTGGCTCTCCAGTCGCCGATTCTCAGTTCTCGTTCTTCTCCGCTTCAGCTCCAGCTAACTATGTCGGTCAATCTTGCGTTTGCATTGGATCAATCCGCATGACTAAAGACTCGGCCAACGCGTGGACGTTTACAGCGCTTAATGAGACTGACGGCATTGGGCGATTCAAAGAGGGCGAACTCTTTGATATGGCATCTAATCAGGGCGTATCAGCTGCTGCTGGGTTCTTCTTAAACATCACTCCCCCAGTATTCACAACCAATGTGGCTAAGTACTCTATAGACCGTCAGGGGATGTGTTACTACTATTGGAACTTTCAGGGTGACGGTGGAACAGATGGTTCCGGAGCCTCCGCTTGTGAGCTTGTGGTCCCGTTTGATATCGATGGATCTCAGGGAGCCAGCATCTTTAGACGCGGTGGTGGAGCTGCTAGCGCATTCTTTGCGGGAGCTACTCGCACTAATCTATTCTATGTGTGGCCATTTACAACACAATCTATCCAGTTTAAGCGCACTGATACCAACGCCAACCTGACCAATGCAGCGTTTACAAACGGTGATAGATCGCTAACCGGATCAGCAATCTTTTTCATGGATAGCGCATAATGCAAAATAACGCGATCAACACTGGACCCATTGCAACTCTCGCAGAGGCAATCGCTGGATCAGATACCACTAAGCTGATAACGCCATACACAGCCTATCGCACCATCCTTGCTCGTGGATTGACTGCTACCACACAGAATCTTGGTATGACTACAGCTGGTGGTTTAATGACCATAACGGCTGCTAATCAAACCGCTTTGTCTACATCAAATATTGGGACTGTGATTATTCCATCCAAAACGTTTGGCGAATTCAATACGTTTTATATTACGTCTAATCAAGTTCTCACCATATCCAACATGACAAATAATCTATTTGGGACAACTGTTGGAGTTGCTTGGAGTAACAGTCTAAGACTATACATCTACGCTGTTTCAAATGATGCCGAAGATACTGTTACATTCATGGTGTCTCGAATTAATTCTAGAGTGGTTGCTCCAGCAGCTGCAAATATTGGAACTCCATCAAGCGCTATTGCGGACACTCAGGGCTCCTTCTTTGCTTTCAGCAATATCACAACCTCAGACTATGAGGGCAACCCATGCGTTTGTGTTGGATCATTTCTTTTGACAAAGAGCGCTTTAGATGTTTGGGGTCAAAATCCCGTATCTAGAGATGCGGGTATTACTAAGTTTGGCAATGGTTTCTTGCAAACATTCCCGCTCGGTCAATTCGGCGCTGCTGCAAGCCGCATCATGCTCAATAACGGTGGGACCGCTCCAAACTTCACAACCTCTCTTGTGCAATATATGTTATTGCCAAACGGTCAGTGCATGATGTTTGTTAATCTTAATACAACCACCGCTGGAGCTGGTGCTGTTAACACACAAATGACTATCCCATTTGCTCCAGCATATGATACTCAACCATTGGTGGGCGGTGATATATTCTTGGCCGGTGCAACTACTGGATACTACCCTGTACTGCACTCTGCAAATTATGTGGAGTTCAAGCGAATTTCGAATGGAAGTTTTCTTTTAAATAGTACATCAACCGCTAACGTGGCTTTTGTTCTAACCTATCAAGTGAGCGATCAATGACACAAAACTCAATCAACACGGGTTACATAGCCTCCAGCACAGATGCAATCATTGGAGCCGACACTCGTAAGCTCATTGTTCCATCCTCACTGCTGGCTGTGTCCAACTCTATTAGATCGTCAGACATTGGTAGCACGTATAATCTCAGACTATCGTTTGGAACTCCAAACTTAGCTATCAACGCCTACAACGATACCACTCCCAGCTCGTCTAACCCCGCTTATGTGGTAACGAGGTCTAAGGGAACTGCTGGAAAGGCCGTGTTACAACAGATCTCTGGAGCCAATACATTCTCCCAAACGAGCATGTTAAATAACCTGTTTGGTACCGTTGGTGGTACAGCTTGGTCTCCTGTAATGCCGATGTACGTCTATTGCGTTACGGATGATTCAGATGCCAACCCAGTGTTTGCATTAAGCCGTGTTCCACACTTGGTTATATCTCCAACTGTGGCTAACTCGGGCTCTCCAAGCTCATCAACAGCTGATACAGACCAAAGCTTCTTTTACTTCAACTCTGGCACAGTGTTAGCCAACTACGACCAAAACCCATGCGTCTGCATCGGATCATTGGAGATCTCTAAGAGCGCTTTAGACGCTTGGACCATTAGCACAGTGCACCCAATTGGGGATCTCAGAGAGCAGACTTATTACACATTTCCTGGCTATGGTAGCGGGTATTTGGCTAACAATGGCGGTACAGCTCCAACGTTTTCGTTTAATGTGTACCAGTACTCTATCAGCCGTCAGGGTGTGATATCCGTTAATATCAATCTGGCTAACGATGGTGGTATAGCTGGAGCTGGAGCGGTTGATACACAGGTGTACTTGCCCATCAAGTTCTTGGCTGACGTCAATCTATCCAGCGTGTTTGTTGTGGGTCCAGCCACTCGCCAGTATTCGATTTGCGCTACTGCTCCCTACTATTTTGTGATACGTGACACAACGAGTTCTATCAATATCCAAAACAACTTCTTCACCGCTGGACCGCGCGGTATTGCAACCTATTTCAACTATCAACTACAGGTGGACTAATGGCACTCCCAGAGTACAAGCAGGCTGCTAAAGATCAGCTAAAGCAAATTTACAACGACACCATTGTGGATAACATCAAGACTATTAATCGCCTCCGAGTGGTGTATCAGGATGATGTTGCCTTGAAAAGTGCTGGCGCAGCAATCATCGATCTGTTTGATGATTCGTATGATGATTATGCAGCTGACATCGATGCAGCCTCAGACGAAGCTGGCGTCGATTCTGTGATGGGTTCAGTAAGTTTGCCAACACTATAGGCGTTAAATGAAAACGATTGAAATTTTAGGCGCCCAGATCGTTCCTGCACACATCGTTTCTTTTAGAAAGGTGTCTGCTGCTATCAAAGTCCAAAAGCCTTTTGGCTTGGAAGTGGTCATGTCTAACTATTACGGAGCGCAAGCCTACTGGTTTGCATCTGAGTTAGAGCGTGAAGCCAAGTATCAAGAGATTTTGAAGTCCTAAGTCGGACGGTTGCCGTGTTCCCTCTCCATTCCACGGTGACCGTCATTTATAGAAAATGACTGTTTTCTATACATATCCCAAAAACGTGTATAGAAAAGTGATGTTTTCTATACATATCGAGGTCCTATGAAGCTTTATGAGCCATTCACAGCAATCGTCATTGGGGTAGTGATCTTTTCCGCACTACTCGGTATTGCCACTTACAAGTGGGGCGATATGAAGCAAGACAACATTATCGAGGAGCTAGCCGAAGATGTCATCGAATCACAAACCGGAATCGAATTGGACTTATCTCCAGACACGATGGAGTTGGCTATGGAGTGGTATGAAGAATCTAGCGAAGAAGACGTACACGAATTTCTGGTTTGAGCTGATGCTCTCTGCCACAGCGCTTATCATTATGTTAATGATCTTTCTCTCTCAATGAATCTCTTAGAGGTATTTATATATAAATATCTCCTCCTCCTCAGAGTATGTGGAAGCGTTCATAAGTGGCCGATTCTCCTCGAGGAAACACTGTTCGCAATTTGTTGTTAGTCGTTCGTGGATTTAAAACAACTCGGTCTTTTTATCAAAAATCATCCCTCAATCATCAACCCGTGAACAAATGGCGAACTTAGTCCAAAAGTATACTCCTCGCTGGTACCAACAAGAGTTTGAAGATGTAATGGATTCGGGGTGTCACAGGGCAGTGCTCTTGTTTCACAGACGTACCGGTAAGGATTTTGGATGTCTCTGTTTCATGGGGATGAGAGCGCTCCTCAAAAAGGGAATCTATTACTACTTCTTCCCCTCCTTTTCTCAAGCTAGGCGCGTTATATGGGATGGATTAACTGAGAGTGGTGACTCGTTTATCAACACAGCGTTTCCTCCCGAAGCTGTAGCTCGTCGTAGAAACGATGAGATGAAGCTGGAGCTTATCAATGGATCAATCATCCAGTTGATTGGGACGGATAACTACGACTCCATTCGTGGAGCAAACCCAACAGGTTGTGTGTTTTCCGAGTACGCCATGCAGGACCCTAGATGCTGGGAGTCCGTCATTAGCCCAATCGTTCGAAAGAATGGTGGATGGGCAGTATTCAACTCAACTCCATTGGGCAAGAACCACTTCTACGACCTCTGGAACATGGCTTTGAAGCATCCAGAGACTTGGTACACCAAGAAGCTAACCGTTGAAGACACGGGGCTTATAACACCCGAACAGATCGATCAGGAAAGATCCGAGGGAAGATCTGAAGAGATCATCCAACAGGAGTATTACTGCTTTCCCCCAGAAGCTCCAGTACTCACATCGACAGGACTTAAGGATATTGGGGACGTTCGTGTTGGAGAGTTGGTTTTAACACACACAAATAGATATAGACGTGTTGATGATGTCATCTCGCGCGTATATGATGGGCCACTAATCGAAATTCAATCGTATGGAAACTATCAACCCATACGTTGCACTCCAGAGCATCCAATTCGCGTTTGTGATCCATCCACGCAAACTTATGAATGGAAGAGAGCGGGCGACATCCAGCCCAAAGACTTCCTTGTATTTCCGAAGAATCAAATCCTAGATCCTCTTATCTCTAGTGAGATGGCATACCTCATTGCTGCCTATGTGTGCGATGGTTCTTTAAGTAAGAACGCCGTGCAGTTAACGATAGGAATGAAAGAACTCATTCACATAGAGAAGATAAAATCATGTTTAAACGCTCTAGAATTCTCCTACTCGGAAAATCTCATCCCTGAAAATAAATGCCTAAACATTGTCATTAACAACACTAGACTTACAGATTTCTTCTTAGAGCATTGCGGGATTACAGCTAAAAATAAGCACCTACCAATGACCATGATCGCTGGGAATGAGTCTACGGTATATGAATCTCTTATAAATGGAGACGGGTTCACCGGGAGATATAACGGACACCAACTTACCTCGTTTACAACGATTAGCAAAACTCTGGCCTATCAGGTTCAGATTATTGCCTCGTCACTGGGTTTTCACTCGGGAATCTCTAGGAAAGACGCTGGAGTCGCAATAATATTCGGTAGAGAGTGTCAAACACAGCCAGCATATCAAGTTAACATTCGAGAGGAAAGTGGACAAAACTCTATGTGCAGGCATTCGAAATATGCCTTCTTGGGAGCCGTTAAAAGCGTCTCTCAAGCTCATCATAGGGGATACGTCTACAACCTAAGGGTTCACTGGGATGAGAGCTACACGGCCTATGGTAGAGTGGTTCATAACTGCTCGTTTGAACGCGGTGTAGAGGGCTCTTATTACGGTAAGGTGATCAATAGCATTCGTCAGGACTCCAGAATTTGCAGGGTTCCATATGATCCACATCTAGCTGTACACACATTCTGGGACTTGGGTTATGGAGATAGCACAGCAATTATATTTGCGCAACTCGCTAGAAATGAGATACATATAATCGACTACTACGAGAATCACAACGAGGGATTAGCCCATTACGCCAAGGTATTACAGGATAAGAACTATCGTTATGGCGATCACTGGGCACCTCACGATGTTGAGTCGGGTTCATTGGCTTTAGGTATGACACTTCGTAAGCATGCTTTAGAAATGGGTATAGTCTTCAGGGTTGTACCCAAAACAGGAATCGATTATGGAATTGAATTAGCTAGAGGTCTTTCTTCTAAGCTTTGGTTTGATGAAAAGAAGTGCGCTTATTTAATTGGGCTACTGGAATCTTACAGAAAGAAATATAACGATAAAATGCAGGCGTATAGCGATACCCCATTACACGATTACACCTCACACGCTGCTGACGCATTCCGTTATATGGCTGTGGCTCTGCAGAAGAGTGATGGCAAGAGACTTAGCAGCGATCAAATCTTAGAAATGCGTGAACGCGCGGGACTTATTTAATGACCCATGACTTGCTTAGATCGATGGACGAACGCTATCGAGAAGCGCTACCAATGTGGCAAGCTTGGTGGGTTCAAGCCGATCTTGATACACGTATTGCTATGGGCGACCAATCAGCTTGGAATGCCTACTACACAACCTCCACACGCATGAACAGGCAGTTGTATTTTAATAAAATACTCCGCGTCCTAAACATGATATCTGGATACCAACGCAAACATCGACTCACATCTATTGTTAATCCCATTGAGGGAGATGATGAAGAAACGGCTTCCGATCTATCCGGATGTCTTCAGTGGGGCATGCAGACGGCTAACGTGTACAACACCATCTCAGATGCGTTTGAGTGCTCATTGCAGTCAGGGTTAAACCTACTGTCTTTGTGGATGGATTACCGTAGAGATCCAGAAAGCGGAGATATTAAATGCGACCGTGTGGGGTACAATTCGTTTATCATGGATCCATTCTGGACCAAATCCGATCTATCAGATTGTGGTTGGATATGGACTAGACGCTGGTTGTCAGAGCCATTGTCGGCTTAATGCCAGACATCGAATCCGAGCTTCCATCGTTATCCGGAAGCAACATGGGCTATAACAATCGTGGTCAGGACATGAAGTTCATGTTCCAACCACAAGCCACTTACCAGAAGATCAAGAATCTATTCTCTTATGACGAGTACTGGACTCAGGATAGTCGAACATCTTACAAAGTTTTGGATCAAACAACCGGTGAGATGGCCAACTGGAATGGAACCAAGCAGGACTTCAAAGAATTCAAATCCCAGTATCATCCATTCGTAAAGCTAATCACAATGACGATTCCAACCATCAAGCGACACGTGCTTATCAACGGCCAGTGTGTCTTTGAAGAAAAGCGTCCTTGGGGTTTAGATCGCATGCCATTCGTTCCAGTTGTGTGTTATCACCAACCCGATCTTATGCAATACGAATACCGCATACAGGGTGTTGTCAGAACGCTTAGGGACTCCCAGCTCGAGTTAAACAGACGTCGAAACAAGATGTTAGACGTCCTCGATTCGCAGATTAACTCTGGAATGATCGTCAAAGAAGATGCCTTAGTTAGACCGGATGATGCGTTCTTGACCGGTCAAGGCCGTGTTATGTTCGTCAAGGACACGACTAACATCCAATCTGATATCCAACATATCCCACCTCCTCCAACTCCTATGGGAGATATGGATATGCAGACTCTTCTCGAGAAAGAGTTGATGGAAAATGCTGGAACTACCGAAGAACTCTTTGGTCAAGGCGATGCAAATCAGTCTGGATATCAATCGATGTTACGTCAGGGAGCTGCACTGGTTGGTCTACAGGGTGTTTTCGATCGTTTGAACCTAGCGCAGAAACATCTTGGAAACATCTTCTTGGATCTCATTCAGGAGAACTTCTCTGAGTCAAAAGTTCAAAGAATCCTCAATAAACCACCCTCAGCAAAGTTTTTTGAGTCAGAAAGAGAGCGTCAATTTGATTGCGTTGTTGAACAAGGTCTGTTAACTGCTACTCAAAAACAAATGGAATTCTCTCAGCTTATGGATCTTAAGCAAATGGGGATCGCTATACCCGATGATCTATTGCTTGAGAAATCCACGTTGCAAGGTAAGAAAGATCTCGTTGAAGCAATGCGTGCACAGCAACAACAGATGCAGCAACAGCAAGAGTTTCAGTTACAGCTCGAGATGCAGAAGATGCAGGCCGAGAAGAACTTACTTGATTCGAACTCTGAGAACATGCGGGCATCTGCTAGAGAGCGTGAAACACGCGCTGTGTCCAATATTGGATTGGCTCAAGAGCGTATTGCTCAAGCCGATCAGGATAGAGCGCAAGCTTCGTTGGATAACGCCAAAGCATTGCGAGAGATCGAGGAGTTAGATGTATCAAACTTAACGATGCTGTCTAACTTGCTACAACAACTCCAGTCGACAAGAGACTTAAAACAAAAAGCTGAGTTACAGAAAACCGAGGCAGAGGCTGGAGCAATCGGCGATCAAGCTCAAAGGACATAAGATGAAAGACAAAAAGCCTATGAAGGCTCCAAAGGCTCAAGGTAAGGCTAACAACCCTGACATGATGCCACAACGTGGTAACGACACCAATGCGATGTATAACAAGATCCTTGGTGAGAACGCTTCTAAGTTAAAAAAACAACTGAAGAAAATGTAATGCAAGAACTCGGTGAAACCAGACAAGAGCTAACGAAATCGCTTCTTTCGAAGCTTTTTAAAGTTATCGACTCAAACCCCAACTTTGCAGACGTCTATTACATAATGGTCCATGCAAAGCCGGAAGGGTCTGGTTCACCCGTCATCCGACAGAAGATTGTCGTGATGCATAACAAGCCCTCCATGATGCTTTCGACCTTGTTATTTAAGGTGGATCTTAAGCGGGGAGAGCTGACTTTGGAATGGGCGCTACCGGGTGACTGGCCAACGTATACACTAGACACCTCGGTGGGCGAACCTGTTCCAGAAGTTATTGCCTCGATCAAAGCGGTCGGGGATCAACACTATCGATACGGATAGCACCTTAAACTGGGTGACGCAGTGCGGTCTACTAGCTCTGTAAATCAGGATGTAACGGTTGTCGTCTAACCAACAGAGTGTTTTTAACGGGCATATAAACCATGGGTGCCGCGTGGATGATGAAGTAATTGAGGCTGTCGAATCTCAAGAAGAGGCGCCTCCAGAGAATAAACCCTCGACTCAAGAGAACGACCAGCAAAAGAATTGGCGCGAAGTTAACCGAGTGTTAGCCGAGCAGCGGGAAGAGATCCGGTCTCTACGCCAAGAACTGAAGGCTCCTAAAGAAGAGCCTGAAGAACAAGTGGATCCCGACGATCTCGTAACCTTTAGTCAAGCTGAGAAGATCTACGAGAAGAAAGTTAAGAAGCTTTTAGCCCAAGAGCTTTCAACCAGAGATTCTCAGACCTCTGAACAGCTCTTTATGGCTCGCAATCCTGACTAC